TATAAAAAATAGCAATATCGCCGTCACTGTCTGTTCTGTTTACAAGCAGAGGAACGCCGCCCCATTTTGCAAGACCTAAGCGGCCACCGCCTAAGAATATACCATCGTCTGCTGATGTTGCTGTTGAATTATCCCAAGGCGTTGTATCAGTAGTCCCCACCAGCAAGTTGCCGCTGGCATTAAGCGTCATACGTGGTGTAGGCGAAGAACCCGGACCTGTACCCGACGCCTTCGTGTAAAAAATCATATTAGTTGCAGCATTTGAACCACTATGGGTTTCAGCAGCTACTGCCTCAATCATTGCTTCAGCAGTGGCGTTGGAATTTGCGCTGTCTACACCTTTAAAAGCATAAGAACCTAAACTTTGACCGCTTGTAGGCTGACTAGATGTATTTCTGTTTAGCTGAATGCCTCCAGCTTGTCCTGATGTGATGATGCTAAGGTTTGCAGTTGAAGCAGTTCCGGCCCCTATGTGAACATTCCCGAAAGGATCGACTCTAAACTTAGATACTCCATCGTCACGAACGTCGAAAATATAGTTAGGCGCTGTTCCTATGTTATTCACAATCATTACATTGGAATCTGTAGCTCCTTCAACGTGTAAACGAACGCCCGGACTCGCCGTACCAATCCCGACGTTGCCTGCTGCTGTAGCAACAAGGGTCTTATTTGTTGTATCTGCTGACAAATACAACTGAGCTTCACTAGAAGTTCCTGTGTCATTCGGGTCTGGGTCAAAACCAATGTTGGCTGAACGACCCGCTCCTGCCGATGTTGTTAAACCTCTAAAACGTATGTCAACCTGTTCGCCATTAGTCCCACTTTCAATATGAAGAAGTTCAGCAGGACTCGCCGTACCGATCCCGACTGAGCCTGTTGTAGTCACTGTGCCCGTTACGTCAATGCCTGTGGCGGTTGTGGATAGTTTGGCTGAACCGTTATGCATTAATGTTGTAGCACCACCACCAATGGCTGTTAAGCTATTAGCGCCAGATGCTTGCAAATAAACGTCTCTAAAACCTTTTAAGTAAAGGTCATTTGTTGCAGTCTCAACGTAGCTAGCAGAGCCTCCTACATGATAAATCTGTAGGTCAGAGTCAGTACCAAAGACTGCCTTTGCGTTGTCGGCAAATGTAACGTCTGCTGCTGGATTTAACCCAATTTCAATAACTGCACCACCGGAAGTCTCCGTGTACAAACGTCCAAGTTCTGTATCTACTGCAAGCTCACCGCGCACCAAATCAGAAGCTAGAGGAGCGCCTGAACCATATTTTGTAATAATAGTTGAAGCCATTGTTTATCCTTTAATATGTGCCGCCGGAAAGCGAACCTTGTATTTCGTCAAATGTTAAACCTGAGCCGGAGTCAATCCAATTAGCGCCATCGTACACACGCATGACACCAGTGGTTGAATTATAGTATAGTGCACCAGTAACAAGAGCGTCCCCGTCGTTGTCAAGCGTTGGGTCAGCAGTTTTACTGCCTAAGTACCTGTCGTCAAATGAGTCTAATGCTGATGCTGCTGATGCTGCGCTAGTTGCCGCCGCTGTTGCGCTAGACGCTGCCGCTGTCGCACTGTTAGACGCATTGGTCTCTGAGGTTCCAGCGTTGGTAGCTGACGTTGAAGCATTGCTTTCACTGGTTGCAGCGTTTGTTGCAGACGTAGCAGCAGCCGTTGCACTAGAGGCAGCGTTGGTCTCGCTTGTCCCTGCATTGGTTGCTGATGTGGCTGCATTGGTTGCACTCGTGGAAGCGTTGCTTTCGCTAGACGCTGCGGCTGTGGCACTCGCGGCTGCATTAGTCGCTGAAGTCCCAGCGTTAGTCTCACTTGTGGCTGCATTAGTGGCTGATGTAGAAGCACTAGTTGCACTGGTTGCAGCATTTGTTTCTGAAGTACCAGCATTAGTTTCTGATGTAGCTGCTGCTGTCTCACTGGCTGCTGCTGCCGTTTCACTCGCTGCTGCATTGGTTGCGCTAGTGGCTGCATTAGTAGCACTGGTAGAAGCATTGCTAGCACTGGTTGCTGCATTAGTTTCTGAAGTTGCAGCATTGGTTGCGCTAGTGGCTGCTTCTGATGCTTTAGTGGTTGCTGTTGTAGCACTACTGGCTGCATTTGTAGCCGAAGTTGCTGCATTGGTCTCGCTAGTGGACGCATTGGACTCGCTAGTGGATGCGTTGGTTTCTGATGTAGATGCGTTGCTAGCACTGGTTGCTGCATTGGTTTCGCTAGTCGCTGCATTGGTTTCGCTTGTGGATGCGTTAGTTTCTGAAGTTGCAGCGTTGGTTTCGCTTGTTGCAGCAGCTGTAGCCGAAGCAGAAGCCTCGTTTGCTTTAGTTGTAGCAGTCTGAGCATAAGTGGCAATTTGACTGGCATAAGCGTCCGTAGAAGCGTCACCAGTGCCGCCTGAACCTCTATAGATACCCATAGATTGCTCCAGCTAGTGGAAAAAAGAAAGGGGGCCTGTGAAGACCCCCAAGAGTTTTACTCGTCGCAAACTGCGAGAATAAAGCCAGCTTCTGGACGATATGTTTGGATACCGTACAGAGTGTCAGCGGTGTACAAGGTTGAAAGGTATTCTTGCTTGTACTGCGTCTGTGAACGTACAGACATTTGTTCTGCGAGGACAAGAGCGTCCTTGTGGAAGAACATACAGCCACGAGTGTCAGCTGAAGAAGCAGTGTTTTGAGCAGCTACTTCGATAACAGGACAGTTAGAAGACACATAAACGTCTACGCCGTACAGGTTACCGATGAGGCCGGACTCAACACCACGCCCACCTACGAAGTCAGAAGACACGTAGCGGTCAATACCCATGATTGATTTACGTACAGCAGGAGGAACTACGATTACTCGTCCGTCCATAGGTACGTTAGCATCATCCATAAGCTTGATGGCTTCACGGAAACCAAGATCCGTAAAGTTGTCGCCTGAAGTTACAGTGTCAACAGCGTAAGCTGCAAGGCCAAGAGCAGCATTGAAGTAGTAGCTGTTGCTGTTTACCCAGTCAGCACCAGTGTTAGCTGGAGACTGAGTACGCGTACCGTCACCAAAGCCAGTACCAGCGTTCATGAGGTCCGTGTCTACTTTGACAGCCAAAGCGTAACCAGCGTCGTCCGTGTAGAACTGACGCAAGCTGCTGAGAGCTTGTACTTCAACAATGTCCTCAATCAAACGTGAGTACTCGAAGTGACGATCAATGTCAACAGTCAGTTCGCCTTCAGTGTTAGCAATGATCGTTACTGCAGTGTCAGCAGCCTTCGCATTTGCGTCGCCACGTACAGGCTTAGGAATGTGGATCTTGTCACCCTTCTTGCCTGACATAGCGAGTCGCTTGACAAGAGGAGCCATCTTGAGGTTCTTTTGGTAAGCAGCGATGATTTCATCCGACCAGATTTCGGGGATAAAAGTAGCTGCTTCGGTTTTCGCAGTATTACCAGCTGCGCCCGGATAAGTAGCAGTAGCCATTAGTCATAATCTCCTTAAGATTACTTGACTCGACCCTCTGCGTATGCTTTTAAGATTTCATCTGATAAAGCTTGGTAACGCTCAGGGTCTGTTTTCATTAGTTTAATAATGTCGGCCCTGCGATACACTTTCCTACGGCTACCTTCAGCACTGCCTTGTGCACTGCCTGTGTTAGCTGCCTTCAGCTGCTGCTTCCGTGACTGCTTTTCTACTGCAGCAGTTTGCTGTGCAATATTCTTACGCTCTTTCCAGAGAGTAAAGAGTTCGTCAGCGGCTTCAGCGTTGTACTGTTGGTCAGCTGCTACAAACAACTGAGTCCTAATTTGTGAAGCTTTGATCCACTCAGCAAACTTAGGATCCTTCAGAATTTCCTGCATGTCCGGGTGTTTGCTGTTTAGCATCGCAAGAGACGTTTGCTTCTTGTATTGGGCAGTGTACTCTTGAGCTTCTTTAATCTTAGGATGATTCTCAATAGCACGATTGACAGCTGCTTGAGGATCCGTAAAGTAGTCTATATCGTCTTCAGGCTCAACGTATTGTTGAGGTGCTTGTTGTTGTACTTGACTCGTAATGAAGTCGTCTACAACTTTACGAAGTTCTCCTACTTCTGACGATTGACGCCCAAGTAGCTTCTCAGCTTCCTGGTGCATCTGTACCACTTCCTCTAAGGATTTGCCTTGGTACTTATCAGGTATTGTAGGTTGTTCTTGAGGTTGCTCAGCCTCTTGCTGAATCTCTTCTACTTCGTTTTCAATGGTCTCTGCGTTGTCCTCTTCTGGAGGCACATCAATCATTGTTGCTCTTGACATAATTAAACTCCGTGAACATTAGTCATTATGGAGGTTGTTTCTTTGGCCTGCCTTTTCGTGTTCTCTTACCCAACGCATGTGCTTACCAGGAAAGTCCCCAGAAACACCGTCAAGGATAAAAGCCGGAGCAGACAACATTTTTGTACCTATAGCGCCGCAGTCGCACCTACTGACTTCGACACCGCTACGCACAAATTTCTCAAAAGTGTGTCCCTTAGGACATCTAAAGTCATAAACTTTATACATCTTCTACAACTTCTTCGTTATCAGCTTCTGCTTGTTCTCTAGCTGCTGCAATAGTATCTGGAAGATTAATTACAGAAGCCAAAGCTGCTACCTGGCCTTTACGAAAGTGTAGATCTTCTGCGTCTTTTACTGTCTGAATGTCAGCTAGACGCTGTGCATTAGTAGAAAGCTCTTGTACGAGTTGTTTGAAACCTTCGCTACCAAATAGTACGTTGTAG